CAAGCTTCGCACTGATAGGGTTATCTTGTAATATCTGCGTTAAATCGTCTTTGAATGTATGAGTTTTAGCAGCATCTAATTGTTCTTGTGTTGGATGCGGTCTATTGTTCTCAGCATTCCAAGCATCCATCTTAGATAATAAATCAGCATCAGTAGGTTTAGCTTCATAAGAGGCTTGCAATTGTTGTGATGTTGCATTATCAGCTTGATTGCCGGTACTTACCGTTACCTTACTATCAGAAGGTTTATAAGTATCCATTTTAGCTAACAAGTTAGATTCATTATTCAATGGCATTTCATCAGCTTGAGCAGTAGAACTAAGCGCATCAGCCACTGGTTTTAATCCAGCCATCACTCTGCCAATATAAGCCTTAGTTACTGGTCCCCATGCTTTACGATTCATTCCAGCAGTATATTCGCCTACAGCGTTAGTAACATCACCCTTATTGCGGTCTAAACTGTCTTTAAGTAACCTTCCAGCCACTTCTGCTGCGTTTCTAGGGCTTATGTAAGGGTCTATACCATATTTAGCTATAGCAGCCTTACGGGTCTGCGGTATTATTTGATAGACACTTCTAGCCCCTGCGCTAGATACTTGGTCAGCGTTAGACTTCTCGCCATTCAAACGAATAGACGATAGTAACCCATCAGGCAAGCCAATCTTTGCGGATACCTGCTTATCTAGGTCATCGTATCGAGTATCTTTATATGACTTCATTAAGAATGATCTCTTAAAAACTGTTGCAGTTGATCGTTACTCCATCCCAACTGTTTAGCTTTAGCTGCAATAGCTGGGCTTGCTTTCAATTCTGTATTAGTTTCTGTTTTTGTAACAGGAGAATTAGTAGCAAAGTAATCCTGATAAGATTTACGATTCTTATTGAGCGTAAATGAATTAGGCTTCTTAGGGTCAAAGATAGGATTATTATTGGCGTATTCTTTCCAATATTGGTCAGCCCCTTGCAAAGTACCATTTTGCTGTAAGTAATCCTGTTTAAATGTCACATAGTCATCAGCTTGTTTAGCCCGTGCAATTAACGCAGTCGCAATGCTTTCATTAGTCGCTTTAGGTTTATCTACGCCTACTGTACCTTGCTTAAACATTTTTGCATCAAAGTCTGAGGTTGAACCACTACCAGGCGCGCGCATTAATGGCACTAACTTTGCTGTAATGGCTTGCATCTCTGAATAGTCACTACCAAATGACTGCGCCCATTGGCCTAGTGCATATTTATCAGATAATCCGCCAGTAGGTATTTTGCTATTAAGTTCTAAGAAACGACTAGTATCTTGTGATACGCCATTCTTGGCAATCACTTCTTCACGTTCTTTTGATAATGAAGCCTCAGCAGCAGAATATACACGGCTTTGTAACATCGCCTTTTGTTTAGCATCTTTAACATTAGCCCAAGGCAATCTCTTAGGCTTTGGTAATCCTAAATCGACTAAGCCATTGTCAGTATCTTGCTGTGATATTAAATCAGTTTTTACATTGCTTGCATTCGTTTTAGCTTGTGACTCATCTATATTAGCCTGAGTGCTTTGCATATCAAGATTTTGTTTTTGTGAAGCATTGTCAGCAGTAATTCCAGCGGTAGTCGCTTCTGATTGAGCCTTCTCTAAATTGGCATCAGCTAATGGTTGTGCATTATTGGCATCTACTTCTGCTTTAATTGCTTCAGCAGCAGATTTCTTATTATCTGATACCTTGCCTTCTAGTTCTAATGGAGCTTTATTTTCTGCTCTTGATTCTGCGCCTAGACCTGTAAAGGTTGATTGAAACTTATCCGGCCCCATAGCACCAGATAACATAGACCCCATGATGACTTGAGCATGAGCAGGATTGTTTTTAAGCATATCCAAGAAAGTTTGCGCGCCTTGTGCGCCTTTAGTATCACCTGAGTTAGTGAGTGCATCAATGTGTTTTGTCAGTAAATCAATCGCAATATCAGGCTTACCTGATGCTGTCGCTGCATAAATTGGTACAACTGCATCAAGCTTGTTCTGTTGTTGTTTAGTGTCAAGATTCTTAAATGAACTAGATAATTTATCGGCTACTTGAGGATATTTAATAGAGAGCTGAGTAATACCGTCAGTCGTTGGATTAGCTGCCACAGCATTAAAATCATTCTGCATATCTTGCGCTTGCTTTAATTGCAAGGCTTGAGTTTGTCTCGCCATTTGCTCTTTAAGTATAGCATCTCCAAGTTGAAAACCCTGTCCAAAAGATTGAACAGGTGCCACTTGTTGTTGCATTCCAAAATAGTTGGTTGGGTCTGTCATGATTAACCTTTAAAATGGGCTGGCATAATTTGAGAAGTTAATACCAGCACCATTATTACTGCCGCCATTATTTACACCGCCACCACTTGAGCCATTATTCCAGCCACCGTAAGCTGTACCAAACCCTTGGAGTACACCGTTAATCATGCCATTATTGATATTACCTTGTGCAATAGTATTACCTGCTTGGTAACCGCCTTGCTGACTATATAGATTAGATACATTATTGGCTGAGTTGGTGCTTGCGTTGCCTAATGTCGTGGTTGCATTCAATCCATTACTTGTTAAACCACCAAGATTAGAGAACTGTTGCTGAATGAGCTGCTGTAAAAGATTAGGGCTAAATTGTGAGAGTGCTAACTGCGTATTACCGCCACGTAAGCCTCCCGTAGCAGACGCATTCTGTAGGATTGAATCTTCACCTTGCGCTTTTAGCGTACCAAAGTAAGGGCTATTCTTAATAGCATCTATAGCTGTTTGCTGAGAGTTATTACCATTTAAACCTGTTAGGTCGGCTTGTCCTGTATTGGCTTTTGTTCCAGTATCAACAAAGGGAGATAGAATGCCCTTAATATAATCAAAGTTCTTGTTCTGAGCATCAATACCAGCCTGAGTTGCAGCAATTTGTTGCCCTGATGCCTGACTAGAAGCATCGCCACTCATCAAACCTCCAACTACAGAAGCCCCTGCGGATGCTAACCCAATTACTGTAGATGCTGCCCATGCCATACTATTCTACCTTCTCAATCAATTGGCAAAATGCCATGTACTCATCTACACTATGACAAATAAACTGTTCTTCTATAACATCAATATCTGTTTCATCAGTACCATGTATCGTTGTCCAAATCGTATCTTCATGAGCATAAGCAATCCGCTTAGTGCCAGGGGGAGAAACTACCGTATAAGGGGCCGATACTTCAATCAATCCGTTCTCAGTTAAGATAGATAACCGACCTTTAGACAAAATATTCAAGTTGGCATATTTATGAATATGGCCCGTTAACATTGCCCCTTTAGGAATATGTAACTCTCTTGCATAAACGTCTTTTGAGAAGTAATTAACCACAGGTAATTCAACCTGATCTAACTGCTTCATTCTATTTTCTGTTGCTTCAACTAACTGGAGATGGTTAACATTTAAGTTAACTAAATCCTGCATCTCTTTTAAGTTAGTTTTTATCATAATTCATTATAACTAAATGATATTAAACATAACAAGAATATAATTTTAACCTATACGCCAATTCACAGAATCGCAGTAAACAGGCACAGTATTCGCACCGCCACCGACTACAATACTGGCAAAGGTTGTCACCGTTGCATCAGTCACAAAGGCTCTTAACCCTAGCTTAACGGTTGGCAGATTAGCGACTGTATAAACCTCACCGTTATAGATGTTCGTGATGTCGCGCTGTAAGTTCTCAAAGGCTTTCACGCCCTCATTCGTCTTGATGAATTCGTTAATCTTGATACGGTTTAGATTGTTAGTGAGTAGCATTAGGTATTAAGCTTTTCAAAGTCTACTTCTAGCCGAGCAAAGGCTACAGGTACTTTAGTGAGTCCTTGAAAACGCTCTATTCGCCAGTTACGCACTAAACCACAGCCTAACCATAATGGGCGTTTCTTAGTCTGCCCTGCCTTGCCTAATGACTTCTGACTAGGTTGTGACCATTGCCTACCATCGACAGAATAAGAACGTCTGATATATTGTTCTGTGTTGTCTGTTGCATCACCAATAGGCGCACCAGCCAACGTGATTAATTCCATTGATGAAATGATTGCACCAAATCCTTCACCATACATAATCGCTGTATCAAACTGATAACCTATTTCACTATCATATTGCGCTGCGGTATTCGTGGTTAATACACCAATCTTACGAGCATCAATCAAATCACCGCATAGCCATTTGTCATAGCACCATACGAAGTTTCTAGCGCGATAGAGGCCATAGCCATCTGTGCTTGAGCCAAGATGGAACCAAACAGGCACGCCAGCCTCAACGCTTGCAGGGTGGTCATAGACTAGGGTTTGGTCAGGTAAGTGAATATATAAATGCTCATGAATATCATGTGAGCGTGATTCTAATAAGGCTACGGATAATTGAGCCTCAGTATATTTCTTGAGTTCTTGCTCAATCTGCCGAGTAGCTATCTTGACTGAACTACCAGCCGATACCAGATAGATGCTAGGTTGTTCGTTACGTGCTGAACCCATAAAGGCAATCGTTTCATGATAAACGCAAGCAGTTCGAGTACCGATAGAACCCTTTTGGATAATCGCCCCTTTAACCACGCTAAAAGGGAAGTTAGAACCACCTACATTGTCCAATGGCGAGATAACATAACGGCTGAGTGCATAAGCCTCATCACGTACCTTTAACAGGCCTACAATCGGGCTAGGGTCTGAATCAATTGAACCATACTTTAATGGATTAACACTCATTGGATTAGCTAAGTCAGTCACTACGACATACTGACCATCAGTTGTCATGAAGTAACCATCAATCCAAATCATATCGACAACAGTTCTTAAATCTACATCAGTGACTTGAGTTAAAGTCGTGCCATTCCAGTAATAAAGATTACCTGAACAAGCCAAAGCGAGTCTGTCAAATGAGAAGTCAAACTTAACATAGCCACCTAATGGCACAGTAGCTAGATTATCTACAGAACCATCAGAATTAACACGAATGAAGTATTGACCGATGACACGATAACACCCGCCATTCCAGTTGATACCGCCTCGATCAATCCCGATGATAGAAGCATCAAATAAACCAAATTGAGAGATACCCTCAGCTAACTTTAAGTATCCTAACGATAATCCAGTGTTCTTAGGCACAGGGATTAAGTTGCGAGGGTAAGAGGTACTAAAGTCAGCCGATACTGAGGTATTTATCCCTGATAAAATAGGGATTAAGGCCATTAATAGCCTTCACCTTCCATCACGTACAAGGTTGATCCAACAGCAGGGGCAATCACTGATAACTTAGTGACTAAGCCTTTACTGAGTATCTGCGGAACGTCATTGGCTTTGACTACAAAGTCAGCCACAGAAGCTAAAGTAGCATCAGCAGTATCTGAGATACGGATATAGATAGGCTGAGTGCCTACGTTCTGAACACGTACCTGTTTAGAATCAGCAGACTTTAAAGTCAATGTTTGGTTAGCAGTTGTTACAGCAATGGTTTGACCTGTGCCGTAGTTTGGAAAGAAAGGTTGATTAACGATGATAGTTCTCCTTACATTAATTTATGCGATACCATGTCAATGAAACATTGTCATAGCGAAGTTTAAAGAAGCCATTAGCAGTTAAAGTCGTAGGCGCACCAATCACAGTACCGCCAGTAATACTTAATGCAGTAATAGCATGGGTAGAGTTAACGGTAATTTCCATTTGGTTAGTTAGAACAGTCGGTAATACAAGCGTACCGGCTGCATAATCCGCTACTGGCGTGAGTAATAACCAAGTATTAGGCACATTGCCTAATTGAACTGAGAAGCCTGTAGCACTTGGCGCAGCATATTGAGTAACAATGCCACTTGCACCGCCAATAATGGCTAGAATGTAGTCAGATAACATACTGATAGGCAGATTCTGCGCCCCACCGTTATCTGTTGAATAAATTGCAAGTAAGTCATACGCATTGACCTGACTTGCTTGGTTTAATTGGTTAATCGTTGCCATAGTTATCCGTTAAAATCCAATGTACTGTCATTACCAGCATCGAGTGATTCAGTTTCTCTAAAGAACTCTTTATTTGTACCGCGTATAGGCTTGTTACCAGCCCCTTTAGGCAATGTTCTATCGAATTGCATACTAGGTATCGTGCTGCATTGCGTTAGTAGGGCTAAGTACGCCTGTCTAGCCGATGTTCTAGTCTCTGCTGATACCATCTTCCCGTAAGTAGGCGCAATACGGATAGCGAGGTTAGAAGTCACGGCAAATACAGCGTGTTCAGGTAATTGTGAATCTTGGTCAGGGTCTGTAGTATCTGCACCTGATGATAATGGATAGCTTAGGTTAATCCCTTTGCTACCCCATGAAGCAATCATTGAATCTAATCTACGGATTGCAGAGGTAATATCTTCGGCTTCCAAGTCAAAGATATAGCCAGGTAAAGCTAACTCACCAAAGGCTTGATCTAGCAATTCTCGCTTAGTCCATGACATTAGACTTTAGCCCCATTACTTGCGTGTTTTAAAGCAATCGCTTCATTTAACTTGGCTAATCCCCATGTGCCATTCGCATTGATGCCGAGTGACTTAGCTAATTCAATGAGTTTAGTCTTATCATCTGAATCACCATTCTCTTTGGCTTCAACAGCTTCAACGGTAGTGAGATACCATCCATCTTTCAGTGAAGCATCTAGCTCAGATTGATTGTCAGCAGTCTTATAGTCGAAACTACCACCATGAAATTGATGTTTACCGCCTGATTTATATAGAGCAATTGGAAACATGATTATCCTTGTAGGGTTAAGAGCTTTTCAATCCACTAGGTAGCTCTGACCTGTGCCATTCTCCGTCGAGGGGCTAAGAGGATTACCGCGAGGTTCATAAGAAGAATTACTAATCTAATAACACTTCTTATAAACTGGAGAGCCGAAGCCCTCCAAGTAAATAAACAACTACAAAACCACTAAGTTTGTGAAAATAACACGAGGCCACTCATTTCTGGTTGCTTGTTCACAACGCCAAAGCGCGTATCAACACGGAAGAAGGTCTTACCAGTTTTAATATCAAACTGTTTAACCATCACCAACTCAAAGCCTTGATCAGTCGTACCGCGCATAATGGCTGCACCAGCATCAGAAGGGAATGCGATAGTTGACGGCAAGATTTCTAATGCATCTTTGTGCCAGAATGGGTTCATGTAAGCAGCTACAGTATTCAAGAATGTTAAAGCTGCACCGTTCGCACCAGTAGCCGTTACATTTTGATATTGCAACTCAGCAGCAGTCGCACCTTGACCTGAGATGATTGGGGGTGAGATAGTCACAGTACCTGTACCACCAGCACCAGTTACGATGGCAGTAATACGGAATGTTTTAAGTTGACCTGTATCTTGTTTAGTGATGTGATGAACAGCATTAACACCAGCGATAGTGAAACAATCACCGACTTTAACTGTGCCTGACACTACACCGATAGAGATTGTTTGATAACGGTTATCAGTATTAACCAAGCCACCGTTCACATCGGCAATACCTGCTTTTGGTGTGTAGTATTGGTTAGCAGCACTTAAAGTAACAGTCACACCAGCAGCAGCCGTTAAGCGTGGAGTGTAATCCATTTTTAATACATCAAAGTTAGCAATGCCCTGACCAACTAAGGCTTTGTCGTAAGCTGTTTCTACTTTAGGGCCAATGGTTGAACGTGACGCTAAGTTACTTGCAGCACCGTTGTAATCACGAGTAGATAAACCTAAGTAACGGTTATCCATTTGAACACCTTGTTCATTCATGATGGCTTCACATTGAGCAATATCATCAAAGCCTGTACATGCTACAGTACGTTTAACAACTAGCGTGCCTTGCAATGCTGCCACGTTGTTTAAGGATACGTTAATATCTGAGCCTAGTTTTTGTTTAGCACCAGTTAATAGACGGCCTTCTTGTAAGCTATCGCGTAACTCAGTACCCGTTAATACCCAAGGTACAGACTTTTGAATGTTGATATAAGCAGGTACAGATAATTGAGTCTGATCTGTAAAGTTAGATGATTGGTCCATACCATTGTATGAGATAGATACGTATGGTTGTGGACGCCATAAGATGTCCGCACTACGTTCCATTTCAGTCATGTTGGTTTTATATACGTTTGCTACTTTAGATAGAACTAGAGCATCTTGGAAACCTGCAAGCAAGTCCTCAAACGCAACACG